CCCGCGCCTATGATGCTGACCGATTCGACCACGTTTGGACACCCTAAGGCGCCCCCAGAGATCGGAACTCCGCCAGCGCCGTAGGTTTTCACCCCGTCGCCAAACGTCAAACTCACAAGATTGTGAGATCGACCTTCAACTCGGCGTTTTTGAATAAAGGCTACCGTAATATCGGCGGCCACTAAGTTAGCCATTAGAAACCTCCAAAAGGTTTAGGCGCTTGCGATCATTTTGGTCTGATTCAGAGCGACTTCAGGGTCATAATCCGCTTCGAGAACCAAAAACGCGCTACCAGAACTTGTCGCGGCAGTCGTTACGTTCAAGAGGATATGATCCCCAATCACGCAGTTGGCCGGCGTAATGTCCTTGTAGACGATGTTGTTGATCGCTTGGGTCGCCGGGATCGTAATCGTTCCAATGACCGTTTGCGTGGTCACAGAGTTCAACACGGTCGATCGGATAACCTGAACGACAACCGGGGCCGAAGAGTTCATGACGATCGTTACGTAGAGACCGACTCGAGTAATTCGAACGTTCTGAACGCAAAGATAGCTCATGGCGCTCGCGGGGATACCCGTTGAGGCCATGGAAGCTCCGGCTAGAGTTCCAAACTGAATGAGCGCAGGGCTCTTTTTTTCATAAGCCATTTTTATCCCCTTTATTACGTTGAAGTGAGGTGAATGATTCGGGCTTCACCGGCATTCGCCGTAGTCCAAACCACACCAAAATTTAGAATTCCGTACCAGGCTACGCCCCGGCTACGGCCGTAATCCGAAGGGATTTTGGCTCGCAATTCCGGATCTTCCGCAACGGCCATCGCGACCGCGTCGGTTCCGAAGAAAATCGCTTCGCCGCATACGCCGTTGAGACCTTTGGAACCCGAAAGGGCGCCAGTGTTATTGATCTCAATGAAGCGGATATTTTCCATTCGGCCAATTTCCGAATTGTACTTTGCTTCAGGGTCCGTATATCGGTGCCAGGGTTCCCAGGCCGGATCGGAGATGACGCCACGTTTGGCTTTGGTCGAGACCAAACCAATGTAGTCGTCGCCCTCGTAAGGCGGGATTAAAAGAGTCGTGTACATGTAATCGCGGATTTGTTCCACGTGGTACATGTCCAAGTTCGCAACCGCTTGCTGCGTTGCAGCGCCGCCGGTGTCGAAATTGATGCTCGAAACGCCAGTGGCTTCGGCCTTAATTTGACCCGTTTTGAAAGCCGCGAAAACCGCGTTATCCAAAACAACCTTCATTTGGTCGCGAAGGGCGCGTTGAACAATGTTTTGCATGTTGAAGGCGCTTAAATCATCAGAGAGAGAGGTGTAGGGCACCGAACGTCCCCATTCGTTCACGGTCACGGCAACAGTCGTGATGCTTAGAACGTCTTCAGGGATTGAGATGTTTTCGGTCAACACACCAGAGGTAGGCACCGTTAGGGCCGACACTCGGGAGATCGTGATCGATTCGCCCTTTTTCTTGCCGTAGCCGGGCTCGGGCGTCACGAACTGAAGGCCCTTCGTTTCCGCGATTGCCGCGTAGCGAAGCTGTTCGCTCATTTCGTGGTTTTTGTACACGCCTGTGGGGGCGTCAAAACTCCAAGTTTGTTCGGCCATGGTCTATTCTCTCCTATTAGTGAACTCGTCCCCTTTTGGAGTTCAAAGTTCTAACTTGTTCTGCGAAATTTTTAGGACCAGTGGGAGCTTTGTCGCCACTGGGTTGGATATGAGGTGAGCCACTCGTTCCAAGGTTTACCGGGGTTCCTTTGGGAAGCTCGGTAATCGTGGTGTTCTCACTTCCCCTTATCGTCGATAAAAAGGACCGGACTTCACTAGCCAGCCTTTTTTGCCCCTCTTCTTTAGGTAAGTTCGTAAGTTCAGGTAACTTATCCTTAAGAATTAATTGTACGGCTCTTTCGTGCGCTTTCAAATCAGAATTCGCGCTATAAAATTCAGACCAGAACGTCTCTTGTCGAGTTTTTTGTTCTTCCTTCTGGTGAATTTTGCCAAGTATTCGATTTTCAAGGATTTGAGCGGCTTGCTCGGCATCCGTATAAAGCACGTCTTCAAACTTTGGTTCGATCGCTTTAGGGGCAGTCGGGAGGATCTGAGTGGGTAAAATCTTGGTTTTGAGATCGTGGTTCTCTCTCTCGAGTCGCTCGGCTAGCTGTTTTAATTCTTCGGGAGACTTTGCTTCACTGAAGGGGCCTTTGTAGAAAGGCTCGTTGTGTTCCGGGGGCGCGGCTTCAACTTTAGGTTCCACTTTCGGGGGCGCCTGCGGAATGATGGGATTTGTCTCTGCCGGGCTTCCGGTCGTCACTTGTACTTCCATTAGATTATCTCTTTCGCTATTTGTTCAGACACCGAGATTTTCGCTTTTAGGAGATCCTCAATGTCAACAAGGGTACACAATTTTGCTACGCTTGCAACAAGCTTTGCTTCGCTTACCTCGCCACTCCTGAAAACCATTTGCTGTTCGGCGAGGATATTTTCGCGAACTTCTTTAAAAATAGGGGCCATTTCGGAAAGCAAAAAATAGGCTCGCTTCCCCTCATTCATTAGACTGACTTGTTCTTCGCTAATAGACATTTAAGGTGCCGTCATTCCTTGGTTCATCGCGGCCATTGGGGCCGAGCTTCCGTTTTCAGGTTTTGTTGCGCTAGCCTGGGGTATCTGCGATTGGGGATTTGAGCCCCTTCCGCCTTGTGTGTTTCCTTTTGCGTTTTGGGCTTGAGCTTGCGCTTCGGCCTGCATCTTCATTTCGGCCATTCGTTGCGCTTGCTCTTGGGCGGTCATCTTAATTTTGTCTTCATCAATGTCGAGCGATTTTACGATCTCACCCAATAATCGAGTGATTGAATAGTCTCTAGTGAACTCCTGAATCATCATGGGCGAGCTTCCAATGGATTGGAGTAGCGCTTGGATTTTTCTAAAGTCTTGAATTTTATTTAGGGTCTGAGATAGCCCGAAGACTTTATATTTCTTTCCAACCGCAGTTCGAGCAAAAAGCTCTTCATTGGGTGTGTTGGCTAAAATTTTAGCTCGCTCAACTCCAATAAGTGCCGACACGTCATTACTGTCTAGGTCGTTCATGTTTTGGGCCATCGTCATCCAAGATTTTTCTAGGATTTTCGAAACCCAGTTTTCTTCAATGAGTTTTACGACGCCGTTAAGGACGCCGGTAATGGTCTGGTTGCTAGCCACAACTTCAGTAGCCTTAACCGCTCTTTGAGCAAGCGAGCCCATTCTAGTGTCGTTGGTGAGCGCACTTTGTTGAAACTCCCTATCTGACATATTGAAAAGTTGGATGGCCTCTTGGCTCATTCCGCCGGTATCTAGTCTTTCAACTACCTTGCCTCCAGTAGGGCAGGCATTGTTCACCTGCAAAGCCATTCCCGGTCTAATACCGTCGGAAACTTGCGCGGGATTTTTAAGCCAGTTAATTCTAATTTGTTTGATGCCGTAAACGGAAGTCATGGCATCGTCGAGCATTAAGTTATAAAGCTCGTTAAGCGCGGTTCCTAGTCTGGTTGGCGCGTCCATTAAGGCTTTGTGCCAAACGGAATGGGGAACGTGCTGTAAATAACCGACAACAAATGGAGACTCTTCGTGCCAGTTTGGATTTGGTCTCGGCGGGATAATAACGTTACCGTTTAAGTCGATCGCCGCGACGTGGTTCTCAAATAAAATCTCACCAGTGAAGGGTTGAATGAAAGTTCCCCAGCACTCGTAAATTGTTACAATTTTTCGAAACGTCGAAAACGTTACGTTCTGGTTGGTTTCTCTCGATTTTTTTGCTTTTTGCAAATCGTCCTGTGAGCCTTGAATTCTTTTCACTGCCTCGAGATCGAAATAGGCGGGATGCTTTTTCGCCATCTTGAGAAGTTCGTGGTAGTCCATTTCGATTCGTTGAATCTCATAGAGCTTTCGTCCGGAAGGGTCAGGAAACCAATCCTCTTGGCGGAGCAATCCCAATTCTAATTGCCAAACTTCTTTGGTCTTCTTTTTAAGTCTTTTCTTCCCAACTTCGTTTTCAACGTCTTCGGTAAAATAGGTCGGGCTACTAATGTGTTTTCCGCCAACCTTAGCGACCATTAAGCTTCCCAAACAAGAAAGCGTTAACCCGTCTTGAACAAATTCAGAGAAACGGTTTTTTTGGGTTTGTCTTAGGAGAAGTTTTTCCATCTCCTTTGCCTTAATCAAAAGGGCATCGGGAGATGCGGCTGTGGGCTGGTCGGGGGCTTGGTCCGCCGGATCGGTAACACCGTCTTCATTTTCGATGCGAAACCAATCGCCTTGATCCATGAGCCCTTGTTGGAGGAACGAGGTAAGTTGCCCAACAGCCATGGGCTGTTTCGGCAAAAACTCCATGCTCTGCCCTTTAACCTTGTGGCTATAATCTTGGCGGAGGTGATAGGCGTCATAGTTTTCTCGGTTTTGTACTCGCCGAGTTCTAGAGGCATATTCTGCTTCCTCTTTGTAGTTCCAAATTATTTGCGCGATCTCAGCCCAACCTTCGGTATTGGGTTTCGCGTCCGGCGATGCATTTTCTTTTTCGCTCATCTCAAATCTCCCCCATTACCGTGGTCATGAAAACTATAGCTCGGGATCGGTATATCCTGGATATATTCCTGAGTGGTCTGTAAGAGCCTGCTTGCAATATACTGTAACGCATCGTGAGGATGCGAGTGTGCATCTTTAACGGGCCTAAGTTTATTAGGTTCGGCGTCAACCACTCTGTCCGGATAACGATAACCGCCTTGGAACCCGCGAGCAATCACTGGGCAGTTGGGTAAAGAGACCTTGAATGCCGGTCCCCGGTTAGTCCTTCGCACCAGAAAGTGCTCAACGCTCTTACGGCGCTCTTCCCAGGCAATAGCCCCCGGAATGATATTTTCAAACCCGTATTCGGTAATAATGTCCTGGCAGGTTGATTCGTCGGTGTCTTTTCTGAATTGCCCGGAAGGGTCAATAAAACAAAGGTAGTCTTTTCGAAAGTCTAAATACTTCGGAAAGAACGTTCTAATCTCGGGGACGATTGTAGCCAGAAACCGTTCGGCACCCATGTTAAATGCAGTCCACTCTTTTAAAACACAAAGTGCCTCGTCCTGGTATTGCGCCACAACACAGGCCGGCGTTAATCCGAAGTCGAAACCAATAAGAAGGGGTAGGCCGATGAAGGGTTCAATCTCGGTCTTCACTCCGTGCGTATTTACGTCCCAGTCTTGATACACCGGAA